TTGGTGGCCAGATCCTGATATACCTCGTCCACGGTCAGCTTCTGGTCTGTCAGCTCCTTGGTAAATTCCTTTTTTTTCTCCTGTACCTGCTTATATAGGTCATCCACAGCCTGTGCCTGATCTTTTCCGCCGGCTACCAGTCCAGCCAGGTATTCCGCGCTTTCCGCGGATCCGTCGGAGAGGGAAGCCAGCAGTTCATCGCTCAGCCCCATCTCCCGGGCTTTTTCCAGGTTGTCCAGGTATTCGTTCATGAAAGTGATCTGGCTCTGCAATCCGGAAATCATGCCCTGCGGCGTGTAGGCCTTCAGTGCGTCGTTGACTTCCTTCTGCTTGTTGGCCAGCGCGGCCAGCGCGTTATAGGCTTCCTTCTCTTCCTTGGTCAGTTTGTCATAATTAGCGCTCATCCGCTGCAGGTCCACCGTACCGTCCGCGCTGGTATACTTTTTCAGTTCCTTTTTATATTTCTTCTGCAGTTTCTGTTCTTCTTCGGCGTTCTCGGAATTCTTTTTCCGCAGTTCGTCCCCGGCTCTGTTGACTGTTTCGAATCCTTTGAGCACATTATTGACGGCAGTTTCCGTGGTGTCATATACGCCCTGGACATAATCCGTCATTTCCTTCAGCGCGGCCTGAGCGCCGCTGACAGCCTCCTGCCACGCGGCGCTGTTCCGTCCGCCGAAGTCTTCCATAGCCTCTCCGGCGGCATTGATCTCGCCGGGCATTTCCTCAATGACCTGGGCTTCGTATTCGAGAGCCTCAGCGGCTTCATCATAGGCGTCTTTCTGCTTGTTGTAGGCTTCGGTTGTATTTCTGACGTCTTGGGCAAGCGCTTCGTATCCTTCTCCAAGAGTATCAAGCAGATCCAGATCTTCGCCCGTAGCTCCCCGGTTGAACAGATAATTGTACAGCGTGGACAGATCCTGATTATTGTCCAGGAAGATCTGATACAGTTCGTTCTCTTTATTGCTGTACCTGTCCAGTAAAGCCTTAATATCTTCCTGACGTTTTCTGAGCCTGTGCTCCGCCACCTTTTTATCCAGTTCCAGCCCCGGCAGCTCGCTGTACTTTTCGTTCAGCGCGTTCTGTTTCTGCTGGTGCGCCTGCATCATGACAATCTTTGTCTGGCCGTCCTGCCAAGCCTGGATGTAGTCATAGATGGCCTGGGTGCCGCCCTTGACTTCGCCGGTCTCTGTGTTGATAATGCTGCTCAGTCCGGGGATGGTCTGTACCAGTCGCTTGCAGGTCTCCAGCCAGAGCTGTTGCTTATCCGTGATCCCGTCGGTTTTGATGCCCAGTGCTTCCAGATATCCGGCGGCCTGCAGTCCTTCCTCGCCCAGCGCGCCGAACTGCCCGCCCAGAGATTCCAGAATGCTTTTTCCGCCCTCGGTGTCCTCGATCCCGGGCAGCCCTGCGGTGATCAGAGCAATCAGCGCCTGCCAGTCCGCCGTGGTTCCTTCTTCCAGTCCGTTGGCGGCTTCCGCGATTCCGGTGATCCACTCTTCGACGCCTTCCGCGTCGTCTCCGGTGATTTTGGAGATTTCGGAAACATTGCTGCGCAGCGTGTTCAGAAACTCGCCGACGACGGCGGTCTTCCCCTGGGTGGTGTCGATCTTGCCCAGTTCTTCACCCAGTTTGGTAAGGCTGTTGGCCGCGTCCGTTCCAGCGATGCCCCGCAGGGTTCTCAGCAGCTGCTGTCCGACGGTGGTATCTTTCAGTCCGGGGATCCCGCCCGTGATGGTGGAGACCAGGCTGTTCCACCCGCTGACGTCATCCGGTTCCAGTTTCGAGGCTTCCGCTTCGATCCCGCTCAGCCAGGCTTCTACGCCGCTTGCGTCTTCTCCGGAAATCTCCGTCAGTGCGTCGATATTGTTTCGGAGAATGCCCAGCATCTCCTGAACGGTTCCGATTTTCCCCTGGGAAGTGTCGATCTTCCCCAGCTCAGCGGCCAGCTCCTGAACCTTTTCTCCGGCTTTGGTGTTTTCGATTCCGAGGAGCGTGTTCAGCAGCGCCTGTCCGGCGGTGGTATTCTCCAGACCCGGAATGCCTTCGGTGATTGTGTTGATCAAATCCTGCCATCCACTGACATCGTCCGGAGACAGTTCCTTGGCCTTTTCCTTGACGCCGTCCGCGCTGGTCCCGGAGATTGAGGATATCTCGGAAATGTTGTTATTCAGTGCGCCCAGGAACTCCTGCAGGATCTTGGTCTTGTCCTGCTTCAGGTCAATCCCGGCCAGGTCGTTGGCGATCTTCTGGACATCCTCGCCGACAGTGCTGGTTTTAATGCTTTCCAGAACGCCGACCAGTTCCCGGGCCTTTTCCGCGGTGGAATTGATGCTGGCCAGCTTATCCTCTGTCTTGACGTCGATATCGTTAAACTCGTCAATCACGGTCCGGGAAGGCTGAGCTGTCAGTTTGCTCAGCATATCCGCCAGTCCGCTGGTAACGCTTTCCACCACCGGCAGCAGCACCTGTCCGAGGCTTGTTTTGATCGTGTCCACGGAAGCTTCGATCCGGCGCTGCGCGTTGGCAAAGCCGTCCGACGTCCTGGCGAAGTCTCCCTGCGCGTCGGCGGTGGCCTGCATCAGGTACTGGTACCGCAGCATGGTCTGTTCGCCCTGGCTCATCTCGTTGAAGGTTTTCCCGAGACCCTTGCTCAGCGCGTAGGCTTCCAGGTTGGCCACGGACATATTCACGCCCAGCTGCTTCAGGGGCTCGGTTTCTCCGGAAATGCCGGATCGGATCTTCTGAAACGCGGTTTCGAAGTCCAGGTTGTAGAAGGAAGCCATATCTGCGGCAAGTCCGGCCAGATCGGTGGACATGCTCACGATTTCATCTCCGCTCATGCCGGCGGATTTCATCATGGCGCCCAGGGTGGAAGTGAACTGCTTGGCCTTGGTTTCTGTCAGACCGAATTGTGCCCCAGCCTTCTTGGCCCAGCTTTCGATCTGAGCAGCGTTATCCCCGAAGGTGACGTCCACAACGTTCTGGACTTCCGCCAGGTCGGACGCGGCATCCACAGCCGCCTTGCCGATGTCCAGCAGGGCTTTGCCGATTCCGGCAGCGGAGATTCCGGCCGCGATCTTTTTCGCCATGCCGGTGAAGGAGCTTTCGATCCCGGACGTGCTGTTCTGAGCGCTGTCCTCCCATTTTCCGGACTCTCGCCGAATTGCTTCGGTTACATCCTTTACGCTGGCGATTGCGCTTTTGCCGTCCGCGGAGATTTCGAATACAATCTGTCCGTCAGCTGCCATCTTCCACACCTGCCTTTATCCCGGTCTCTTTTGTTGACTGTGCAGCGTTCTCCTGAGCCGCCCTGTTGTTTTCCTCCCGGATGATCATTCCCATCAGCCCGGAGAAGATCCTGCCCACGTCCGCTTCGTACTTCTTCGCCTGTTCTTCCTCGGTCAGATGCAGTGCCACATCTGCTTTGGCCTTCATCAGCCACTGTCGCTCCTTCGCGTTCCATTTGGTCGCATCCGGCATGGGGCGAACGCGGATCCCGATGACTTCCGCGTATCGGTTTCCTTCCGGGATGTTCTGCAACAGCTCGGAGAACTCAATCCAGTGCAGCCTGTCCCGGAACAGGTCGATGCCGTAGGCCTGCCGGAACGCGGTCCGGATCAGGCCGGCGTCCTGCTCGAAGCTGGTTACCTTCTTTTCGTCTCCGGAGGGCTTCCGCTCGAACAGAAGATTTCGCAATGCCTCCATGACGCGGTGAACGTTCCGGGGCCGTTTGGTCAGGCATCTCAGGGCCCGCCATTCCCGAGCCTCCGGCAGCAGGTCGTTTCGCTGCAGTTCGTTCATCATCCGCAGCACATTCCGGAAATCCAGATCCAGCCGGTAGAACCGCCCGTCCACCGTAACCCCCTCCGGAAGTGAATCCTGCAGTTTCATGCCACCGGCCCCTTCGTCTGAGCCTGGATAATCAGTCCGCTCAGATAGTCCTGGAAATACTTTCCGCACGCGGTCATAACGATCAGTGGATCACCGTAGAAATCCATCAGCGCCGCGGCCTGTTCCTTTCCGAAAATGCTTTCCGCGAAGAAAAGAACGGCTTCCCGCTGTTCTTCCTCGCTGCTCTGATCGTTCAGAGCGCTCAGCCGTGCCTGCGCCTTATTCAGGTTAACCACCATGACGGACGGATCCCCGCTGACCTTCAGCGTCAGGGTGTCTTCCGCGTTCCGGAAGAACGCCGTGTCCCGGACGGGATAGGGGTCAATCTCATGTATGTGCCGCTTTTTCGGCCGTCGAAATGAAAAACTCATGTGGCTTGCGTCCTCCTTCGGTCTGGGTCGTTTTCATACAATGGAAAAAGGGAGGGGAGAAACAATCCCCTCCCGCGGTTGTTTTCGATCAGGCTGCATCCGTCACGGTGGGCTTGCCGTTGAAGCGGATGGTGCACCCGAAGGCGTTCACATCCAACGCCTGCCCGCCGAAGCTGGTGATCGCGCCGATGGTGCAGTCGCAGATGATCTGCTTCCCCTCGGCAATGATCTTCACGGAGCTGTTCCGGGCGCTGCCCAGCGCGAACTGCTTGCTCGCGATGTAGTCCTGCGCGGCATCGCCGACGATCCGCCGGCCGGTCACGGTCAGCTCCGGCGCGGCGCCGGTCGTCTCATTGTTGGCGAAGCCCTCTCCGCACAGGAAGAAGAACTGCTGATTCTGCTCGTTCTCGTTGAACTCCATTCCCTCGATGCCCTTGCAGAGCTTGGAATAGGTCCAGGTGCCGGCAGCTCCGCCGCTTC